CTAGAGAATTCTGGACTTCTATATCTCCCACATTGGCCACAGGAGGTAGAGCAATTATAACCAGTACGCCCAACTCAGATGAAGATGAGTTTGCTGTGATCTGGAAAGAATCTCAAAACAAATTTGACGAACATGGCAATGAGATTGATCTAGGCATTAATGGATTCTTTGGTTACACAGCTTCTTGGGATGAACATCCAGAGCGAGATGAAAAATGGAAAGAAAGTGAATTGAGCCGCATAGGTGAAGAAAGATTTAGAAGAGAATATGGCTGTGAATTTTTAGTCTATGACGAAACATTGGTCAACAGCATTGTGTTGGCGGCATTGGAAGGCAAGCAGCCCATACTGAACATGGGTCAAACTAGATGGTATGAAAAAATAAATCCTGCTGCCACCTATGTGATAGCATTGGATCCTGCCATGGGCACCGGAGGGGATTATGCTGCTATACAAGTGTTTGAAGTGCCTTCGTTCCGTCAAGTGGCTGAATGGCGACACAATCAAACTCCTATACCACAGCAAGTAAAAATATTAAAAGACATAGTCAATTATATCAAAGAAGAATGCAAAAGTCAAACAGCTACCAACATATATTGGAGCGTGGAAAACAACACCATAGGTGAAGCAGCACTGTTGGTGATCAGTGACTTTGGAGAAGAAAACATTCCAGGATTATTTGTGAGTGAGCCCATACGAAAAGGTCACATAAGAAAATTTAGAAAAGGATTCAACACCACACACAGAACCAAGATCAGTGCCTGCAGTAGATTGAAAGGCATGATTGAAAACAACAAAATGAGCATTGCCAGCAAAGCGTTAATCAGTGAATTAAAAACTTATGTGGCAGTGGGATCAGGATTCAAAGCCAAAACAGGAGAAACTGATGATCTTATCAGTGCTACTCTATTGATATTGCGTATTGTGAGCATATTGAAGGACTGGGATCCACGCATTTACAATTCATTTTTACAGGTGGAAAATGATGAAGATGGTGGTGAACGCATACTGCCCATGCCAGTGTTTATCAGCACCACCAACAACTAAATACACATATGAACTTGAATGTCACGTCTAAAGAGCTCTTTGCTAAGATACGAGGCCGTTTTCCGGGGGTTAGCATAGGTAACCAAGCCGCAGAAGTGACCAACGATCCATCTGCAGCAAGATTTTTTGACTTCGATTTCAAAGCTGGATCCAAGGTTTTAGGCAAAGTCAGCATAAGTATTAGTGAACAAGACGGCCTAGTGGTTATACACAGTGCTGATTTGAGTCAAACTGAAGATTTGGCTGCTAGAGAAAATTGGTTTAGTTTTTTGAAAGAATTGAGACAATTTGCCAAGTCAAGAATGTTAAACTTTGACACTAGAGATATAACTAAAAGCAACTTGGAAAAAAGAGATTATAATTTTTTGAGCAATATGAACCAACCCAAAGAAGTCACTGAAGCTGCATTAACTGGTACCAATAAAACCAGTTTTCAAAACATCGGCAGCAGCAAACTGATTATCAAGCATTCAGCTGCAGTGGATGAAGAATTCGCTGCTGGTCGCACACACAAAATTCTTTCCATCTATGTAGAAAATGTGGACGGTGAAAGATTCAAGTATCCATTCAAACACATCAACGGTGCTAGAGCAATGGCACGTCACGTGAGCGAAGGTGGCAAACCCTATGATGATTTTGGCAAACATATTGTATCATTGAGTGAAGAACTTTCTAAATTAAGAAAATTTAAAAATTACGTGAACAGATCTGCTGTGATGGCTGAGACTCTAAAAGAATATGCTGTGGTGATCAATGACAGAATTGAAGAGATCAAAGAAACCATACAAGGATTACAAAAAGAAAGTTTCTACAAGCTAACTAAAGAAAACTTCAAACTGAGTGACCAAGTTATAGTGCCAGAAGATGTAAAAGAAAATTGGATTGATGAGTTAACAATTAAAACTTTCAATAATGAATTGCAAGAAGTGTTTCCTTACATATACAAACTGGTTACACAAAGACCGATTAAAGAAATCACTGCTGAAGACATTGATGCAGAAGCGTCTGGTTATCAAGGCAGCACAGAAACAAGAAATTTAAAATACAATGTGTCTGGTGATTTTGACAGAAGCAGACCAGTGTCAGACAAAGATGCTTTCACCATACAGGATCTATTGAAAAAGAATGGCATTGAATCAGAAGTTACTCCTGATGAAGGCAACTATCAAGGCATAGTGATTTACACCAATGCTGCTCCACAAAGTGTGGAAAAAGTTTTGGGCAATATGATCGAAACCTCTCTGGATCCCATTGAACAATTTGAAAAGATTTTAGACTCTATCATTGATGAAGGAGAAAATACTTTGTTTTCCTCTGATTCTGAAGAGCAAAAACAAGCATTGGAAAAATTAAATTTATTAATGAAGAGTCATTTTCCCGCAGGAGTGAATGGAGTAAATGGATTGGAAAGTTTGGAAGGCATTATTGATGACCCCATTCTTAATGACCAAATCAGAGAAATAGGTAAAAAAGACAGCGACACTTGTATTAGACCTTTGATCATGTCCTACATACAGAACAAAAAACCAGACATGGCAAAAAGAATCAACACTGGTGACATGAAGATGTCCACTGAAGGCAATCAGTTTGCACAAGCAGTGAGAAAAGCCAAAGCAGCAGGAATGAAACCAGGCGACAAATTCAAAGTGGGCGACAAAGAATTCACACTCAAAGATGCCATGGATATGGCAGGCATCAGTGACACATCATTGCAAGATGATGCTGACATGAATCCAAACCAATCACCTCAGGCTCAGGCCTATGCAGGCAAATCTTCGCAATCTCAAGAAAAAGAAGAAGTGCAAAAAATATTGAACAAACATCCAGATGCTTACAAAAAATTTAACGCAGGAGATGACTTGTACAATCATAAAGAGTTGTATTCAGAATTGGCCGACTATTACCACGATAATGGAGATATGCCTTATGGTACATACACCGCTAAAGATGGCGATCCTATCAACTGGATCACCACTAGATTGGCTGATATGGGATTGATTGAAACCACTCAAACAGAAGGCACTATAGAAGATGAATATAAATTTCGTGATTGGTTAAAGAAAACACACAACAAGCAAGTGCATGAATTAAAACCACAAGAATATGCAATCATTTCAAAACAATACAGAGACGAACAAGGTAAAAAAGAATCCTCGCATCCAGGCGAAGGATCTGCAGAAGAATTGGCCAAAGAAATTTGGAACAACACTCCAGCATTGCACGATGAATACAAAGACTGGAAAGAATACATGGATTCAGAAGATTTTCAAATGGACTCAGACAAATTAAGAAGTAAATTTGAAAGCACAGGCGGTGGCCCTACCATTAGACAAATGAGTGATTTAGAATTGGCCAACTTTTTAAACACCACTGTGGCTGAAATCAAAAAAGACAGACAAGCAGCAGAAGAAGCAGCTATGGAATTGAATAAAAAATATTCTGAAGATAATAAATCCAGCAAACAAGATCTACACAAAGGCTCCACTAAAATAGAAGAATTGGTTAAGAGTTTCTATGACTACACCACCAATAAATTTCCCAAAGGTGAAACAGCAGTGATCACAGCAGTGCAGAAACAATATGGAGACGCTGGTGCCAAAACTGCCATTGAAACCATCAAAGCTCTGCAGAGCGGTCAGAACAAAGAAATTGAACGCATCAAACAACTGGCAGGCTATTCCACCAAAAATTAATATTTCATTAACTACACACTTGACTAAATACACATATTAATATAGTATATAAGATATGTGCTATATTAAAGTGAGGCACAAACATAAACAGGCAAACAATAAGGAGGCTTATAATGGCTACACTAGCAGACATCCGCAATAAGTTGAAGGAACAAGAAGTTCGTTCAAGCGGCAACAACAAGACAAGCGGCGGCGACAACGCAATCTATCCATTCTGGAATCTAAAAGAAGGTGAACAATCAACTGTTCGATTCTTGCCAGATGGCGACTCAAACAACACTTTCTTTTGGAGAGAACGTTTGATGATCAAACTTCCATTCAATGGTATCAAAGGAGAAACTGATTCAAAACCAGTTCAAGTACAAGTGCCATGTATGGAAATGTATGGAGACTCTTGTCCTATTCTATCTGAAGTTAGAGGATGGTTCAAAGATCCCAACTTGGAAGACATGGGAAGAAAATATTGGAAAAAAAGATCATACATTTTCCAAGGTTTTGTAAAAGAAGATCCATTAAATGAAGAAACCAAACCAGCTAATCCAGTTAGAAGATTTATTATTGGACCACAAATATTCCAAATAATAAAAGGTGCTCTGATGGATCCTGAGATGGAAGATCTTCCTACAGACAAAATCAACGGAGTTGATTTTAAAATTATCAAAACCAGCAAAGGTGGATATGCAGACTATTCAACTTCTGCTTGGTCTAGAAAAACCAGACCGTTATCTGAAGATGAAAACAAAGCAGTGGAAACACATGGTTTGTACAACATGAGCGATTACTTGCCTAAAAAACCAACTGAGGTTGAGTTGAAGGTGATGAAAGAAATGTTTGAAGCATCTGTGGATGGCGAGGCGTATGACTTGGAAAAATTTGGACAATATTTTCGTCCAGCAGGCATGTCATCTAGAACTGGAGACCCAGTGGTTAACACCAATGTTAAAGCTGAAACACCAAAGCCAATAGCAGTATCAACAGCAAAAGTTGAAACAAAAACTGAATCTGTGGCTGCAACTGCTCCTAAAGCAGAAAGCAAAAGCAGAGCTGAAGATATTTTGGCAATGATTAGGTCTAGACAAAAACAAT